TAACTACAAATGTAGAATCAAACCACATAGCATAACCACCTTTATTCATTAATTTTGGTTGTCCCATAGGAGATTCAGCTTTTAATGTCCAAACTTTATTAATACAAACTAATGTATTAGTAAAAGGGGATGATTCCTTTCTGGATAATGTAATTTTTTGATTTACACTATTACCAAATTGAGTTGACATTGCACCTGCATTCCATTCATTGTTATTTTTATTAGATTTTATAGACATTTCACAAGGTACTGATCCAATTGAATCCCATAAAAATAATAAATCATAAGGTAAATTGCCTTTCTTTTGTTCATCAATTAAATCTAAAATAAACCCAGCTACATCTTCAATAGAATTAATAGTTTCTCTATCTACGTAAATAAAATTACCTTCATAGTTTATTACTTCACCTGTTTCAGGATCTTTAACTTCATCAACTTCAAGTCCCATCATTTTAGCATGATCCCATGACCACTTCATTTCAGTTATAATAAATACAGGCATAATATCTCGTTTTTGTGCCGAGACTGCTGCTTCTAAAAGAGCTGTAGTTTTTCCAGTATCCGAGTGACCCCTAAGGAGCACAATGTGCCCCATAGGAATACCTGGAATTGAAGTTACTTCTTGGAATGCCGACGAAATAGGAATCCAGTCTTGATCCTTGAATTTAATATTTGATTTTAAACCTTTTTTGGTTTTAAAAGCATCTAAATTGAAATTTGATTGTATTTCTTTAGAGACTGCTTCCCCCAGTGTTTTTTTCTTTTTCGCCATATATTATTTATTAAAACGGTAAATCATCTCCTTTACTCTTATCATCTGAGAATAAGTCGTCAAATTGATCTGCTTTAGACTTAGATTTATTAGTATCTAGTGAGTAATTATTTGTTAAAACCGGAGCTGGAGCTGTAGTAGTTGTAGTTGTTGTTGAAACTTGTGTTTCACCATCAGATAAATACTCCTGCAATGCTGCTTTAACTTCATCAAATGTAAATCTTTTAAACACCTCAAGTGGGTTTGGTTGATTTTCAAGAAGGTTTTTAGCAGTAACATCATCACCTGATAGTGCAGATGTTTTTAAAGAAGGTCCTACTGATGTTTTATTATAAGGAGTTCCTGTTACTTCAGGTCCTACTGTAGTTAATTTAATGTCTCTACCTCCTACAATGTCAGTATAATCACCAATTTCTTCATCAGCTGCCATATTTAAGAAATCTTGATAAACTTCTTTACCAAATTGCCATAACTTAATACCTTCATCTTCTTGTCCTCTTACTATAATAGGAGCAAAGATACGCGTTTTAGCATCTAACTTTTTAGCAAGTCTCCAATTTTCTTTATCACCACTATTACGTAGTTGTTTTGTAAATTCTTGAATTGGATCCTTTTCTTGCCAATTTTGAGGTGATGCCATCACTCTCTGACCAATACCATAATAAAATAGCATTTCTGTAAAAGGAAATTGTTTATTGTACTTATTAGGTACTACTCTAACTACTTCTTTACCAACTGATGGTTTCCAAAATAGTGATTTTCCACCTCCACTATTTGCCGAGGTTTGCTTGTTCATTTGTTCCAAGCGATTTTTAATTGCATTTAAATCCATAAAGATAACTTTTTAATTGTTTTATAACGTTTATTATTGTGATGAATATACGAACGAATGTTCGGTTTGCCTAACTATACTTCAAGAATCTTGTAGATTTTTGTCTTTAATTCTTTTAACTCATCTCTTTGAGTAAGAAGGATAGTATTCTTGTAATGTTCCCAAGTAATTGGAAATTTTGTATCAACTACTCCACCATTAAGTCTTTTAATTAGTTCATTTAAAGCATTTATAGTGTATAGTGTATTAGATTCTTTTTTTCTATGTACTAGAATAGTATTTTCTGGTAATGTGCTTAGATTTGCTTGGTCAATATTGTATGTACACACATATTCATCATTACTTTTAACATGCAAAACAAATATTTTATTATACATGATATTATATGTGGAAGTTAGCCTACTAATTAAAGGGTCTAACTCTTCTAATGTTGTAAAGGTGCAAAATAGTTTATTGTTCAAATCCTTTATGTTTAGTGTAGCGAATTCAGAGAAATCGTCTACGGTATACATATTGACCTGATTATTTAAAATTGTAGGTGTTTCCATAACTTTCTTTTATTTGTAACTTATTATTATTAATTATTTGTTTAATCTCATCAATTAAATCTTCTTCACTATTATCAAAATCAAACAAAAACGAATCATAAGTATATAAAACCAACTTAGTTTTACGCCCTTTTAATGATCTAAATATTTCCCACAATATACGAACATTCATTGCTGTCTCCAAATTTTGTAGTACATAATTTAATAGTTTTTGTGGTTTCATTTCATTACCATTTTTTAATAATTCCTCCTTTTTAAAAATATGTTTTGAAAGTGGGCATTCTATATAACCCTTTTTTTGGAAATTTTCCCACAACTCATCCGTATATGCTTGTACTTTTTGAAAAAATTCCAGTTCTTTAAACTGCTCAAATACTCCTCCGTATAGTTGTTTAAATGTTAATTCTTTAGCTTTTTTGTAATCCACACCATACATTTTTGAAAATTCTTTGTGAATATCACTATCATTAAATGTATAACCCACCAACAAACCCAAAAGAGTAGGATGATAAGCACTAATATCCAACTCAATAAACTTATTATTACGTGGAATAAAACTTTCCCTACATCCATTATCCTTATTAAGTGCTGCATAATTTACTCCTCCGAATTTATTTGATGGTCTTGTTGTTGTTGTTTTAAAGTTGTATTGCGTGTAGGTGATGTCTCTATCGATAGGGTGAAAGTGCGATTCAAATTTCTTTCTGTCAATTCGTATTCCACTTCGCTCCATGGCGTTGAAAACCACTGTTGCTTTGTTGTTGTAAAAGTCGTTGATTGGCTCATTTATTCTTTCTTTTAATTCATTAAATAATTTTTCACAATATTCATAATGTTTAACTATAGGTATTATTCTATTTATATCTTTTTTATCACTATGTTTACTATAAAAATAACTATGTGTTTTAGTGTATTCTGGTATATACGTAGGTGAATTTAGTGTTGTGTCTAAAAGGCTTTTAAATATTAAATAATGTAAAAATTCCTTTTTATCTCGTACATATATGTTATCAAATCCATTTAATACGCATTTAACCGCGTTTAAATCAATGTTTAATGTTTCACTATGGGATATGGTGATCATATACCCCTTTGCGCTATCTAACGGTTTAACATATATAGCACATATTTCGTTTTGAGTTGGGTGCTCTACATTATTGTAAGGAATTATTTCTACAAATGCATCTTTCTTACAATAGTTTTGAAACTTTTCTAATTGTTCATTATTTTCAATTAACCAAAACATAACTATTATTTTGGTACAATATAATAACTAATTAGTCGGTATCCAAATTAGATTTATAAAACTTAGTCCAATTTTCATTTAAAAACCCACTTAATCCTATTCTTTTTGTTCTTTGTTGAGCTATTAATGTTTGGTTTCTATTAGTAATGCTTACAGAATTTTTATCCCCTGTTAAAGTCCATTGAAGTTTAAAAATTTTATATAATTCACAAGTATATTTTTTAGATTTTTCCTTTAATTTATTATACACTTCTTTTGATAACTCTAAATATTGAAGTTCATTAATTTTGACACAAAAATATCTTGTAAATACTCCTAAAGCATAATCATCTTCTGTTGGTTTGGGGTAGTATTGTTGGGGGATTAATTTTGCAATAGATATATCTGTTTTTGTAATTAAATTATAGTTTATAACATCTTCCATTTTTTGAAATTGACCAGGAACTACTTCTCCATCAAAATTTTCAGCATATTGTTGAAACTTTAATTCTTCATTAGTTCTTACCCAAGAACTATCCATTTCTGCTGATTGTTTTATTATTTCTAATTTTGGTTTTTCATTCTGTGTTTTGCCAGTAAAGAATTTACCAGTCCATAAACTGTGATAATAGCCAATGTAATTAGTTTTATCTGCTTTTACTATAAACTCATTACCTGATGTGTATAAATTTGTCTTTATTCTATTTTTAGGTATATACATAAATTATAATACATTTTTAGCTCTCGCTAATGATTTTACTGTTTCATTAAATGTTGAAGGTAAAGTATTAGAAGCTCCTCCTCCTTGATTAATAATTTCCATTTTAAAAGAACCTACAGAATATAATGACGCTGTTAATTTATCCATAGCTTTATATGATTCTGATTTAGCAGGTTCTAAGTATTTTTTACCTGTTCCTTGTTGTCTTCCTTTTTGGTTTCCACTTGTGTTAAACTTAAGACCAGGACCTATACAACCTAAAGCCCATCCAGGAGCTTTTGGAAACATATGAATTAAAACTGCTGTTCTAATATACCCGTTTCCAAATAATTTATTAAATGCATATCCTCCTTGTTCATTACCAATTAACCAAAAACATCTACCATGTTTAGCACTAACATGAGATTTAACTCTAAAATTATCAGCTGGGACACAACTTACTGAATTTTTGTTACCTTTCCATGGTAATTCAGATGTAGGTAAAGAATACAATACAGTTTGTTCATCTGTGTCTAAGATATCCATTATACCTAAAGTTTGGGTACCATCATCCATTATCCTAGTTAATCTTATTCTTAATAAGTCTTCATCAGGAGGATTTTGTCCAGGGGGTGGTGGAAGGGCATTTCCATTAGGATTTGTTGCATTTTGTTGAGTAGTAGGAGATGTTAAAGGTGCAGGGGAATTAACAGGATTCATTTTACTATGAGGAGCTGCTTGAGTATCTATTTGTGTTACCCAAGATGATGGAGAAAGTTGATGATTTAAAGATTTTACTAATAAATCTACATTTCCTTCTCCATAAGAAGGAGGTAAAACTCTATCATCAATTAAAAATTTTTCAAATAATTTAATACCAGATATTCCGTCTAAATCAAAGCTTAAATTAAATGGTAAAAAAGATGGAGATTGTAGTTGTTTATCTACAACTAATTTCCCACATACCATATTCATATAGTCAATATTTAATTCACTTAAACATCCTATATCTTCCATTATAAAATTTCGTGAGTTATAAACACTTCCAAATAATGAAGTTCCATCTTCATTAGTTTTATTAATTTGTTTATTCCATTTATCTTCAACTGTATCAATTACTGCTTCTTCTTCTTCATCAGGTGTTGTTTCTTGATAATCTGTAGCACTTAATTTTTTAGGAATTACCCTATCTATTAATCCTCTATTATAATTAGCAAAACCTGTAGCATTTGCTGTTAATTTATTTCCACTTATTTGAGAACCAATAGCTATTAAAGATGCAAATTTAGGTCCTAATTCTCCACTCATAACAATATTCCTAACAAAAGAACCTTCAGTATCAGGTTTTACACCAAATGTATTTATTCTAGCAAATGTTAAATCTGTAGGTTCATTATCAAATCTTTGAGGAGCATTTTCTATAAATACTATTTTACCAGTTACTTCATCTACTTTAATTGAAATCATATTAATCCCTCCTAAAGCTTGTGTAAAATCTGAAATTAGATTTTTAAGAAAAGATAATAATGATAAACTACCATCTTCTTCTCTTGGTGATTTGTCTAAAACAGTAGCAATATGATTGATATTTAAATAAATATGCATTAATCTACCTAAATATGTATTATAATTCCAATTACTACTAACAGAAGTCATTGTTTGGTTTAATGCAGTTTCAGGATAAGGAACATTTACTCCTTCTATATTTGTTCCTTCATAAGGAATAAGACACACTAAAGGATTTGAACTAAATTGTCCTGGGATTTTAACTATGTAGTTTTTATCTTCATTAATATTTTTAAAGTCTACAGAAAAATCAAATAATGGAGCTCCTTGCTCATTATATATTAATAAGTATTTTTGTATTATAGCTATTAGAGAACCAAATGTAATATAAACTTGGGGGCTTGCATTGGTATCTTCATCTGTAGTAACCCCTTGTAAAGATAACATTCCGCCAATAATATTTAAATCTTCTTTTTTAAATTCTGTTGTTTGGGATGCATCATTTGGACTTACTTCTACTTGGGCTAAAGGAGAAGAAGGTAATTTTACATCCCAAAAAGCATCTTGATCACTTACCCCACTAGTTTGTTCAAATAACCCAAATAAAACTTTATTTAGAGTAGTTTTTTCTTTATTAGCAATTAATGGTGGTTGATCAGTTTCACCTGCTGGTTCTTCTGTTTGTTCTTGATCATTATCTGCTTTAGATGGTAATTTTATATTTACTTTTAAAGATTCCATCATATCCCCCATTCCTGTTAAATCAGTAGAGCAATCATAACTTCCATCAGGGTTAAATGACCAATTAAAATTAGTTACTTTTCCAAATACCCCTTCATAATTGCCATCTGTAGCAATTCTTTCACCTTGAATTAAATCTAATACATCAAAATGTGTTGGTGATGAACTTCCTTTGGGTTCTGGGTTAAAAATATATCTTAATGCAGGAGTTCCAAAAGTATTTGCTGATACTAATTCACTTTTGTTATTTAAATACTGGCTCCATCCAAACTCCAAAAGTAAATTATAACCAGGTCTCATATAAAGAACATCTAACATTGCTAGTTGATTTCTAGAGAAACATTTAAAATTAATTGTTGCCTTAGATAAAGCACCATTATTATAATATTTAACAGTTGCGCCTGTTATTCCGGGCATTGGAACATATCCTCTTTGATCTAATCCTCCCCAACCATAAGCTCCATTATAAAGTGAATTTGAGGAATTTAATCCAAAATTAGCTTCTCCTGAGTCTGATGTTGTAAGGCTTGTAGGTTGTACAAAATTAGTTGGTTCAGTAGTTACTATTTGAGTTGTTCCTCCTTGTAATATTAAATTTCTTGCTATTTGATCTCCTAATACTTTAGAATCTGGTAGTCCAAACTTTAATAATCTACTATAAACATCTTCATTGCTTCCATCACCAAGAGTAGTTACATCTACAGTGCTAGCTAATCTAATCCATGGTGTTTTTGAATTCTGATAAAGCAAGTTATCATTAGATAAATTAGTACTATCTCCTAAAGATCTTTGTCTTACATTAATTTGCTCAGTTACCCAAGGTGAAAAAGGCTGTCCTAATATATTCATATTTATAACTCATTTAATCTATTGTAACTATCTATAAACCCACTTATATTAGTAGGTATACTTAATTGTGTTCCGACAGGAATAAATAATGAACCAAAACCAACTTTATTTGGGTTGGATAATGCTATTATCCAGTATAATGTAACATCCCCATAAAATTGAAAAGCTAATCTATCTAATCTATCACCCCATTCAGTTTCAACATATATGTCTGTTTCTGATGGTTTTACTTCAGGATAAAATACAGTTTCATAATATAAATCTCCTAAAGTTCCGACAAATTCATTAGTATTTCTAATCTTAGTTATGCTATTATATCTATTCATTATTCACCTAATATATTATTTTGATTATTATCATCACCATCCCCTGTTGCTAATTGCATTTGGTATGTATCATTGTAACTTCCATGTCCACTATTGTTTGATAACGCTATGTATCTTTCATTAGGATTCCTAGCGTCATTTGGCTTTTGTGGTAAGAAATTTTGTATTGGGGTAAAGGTTAATGAAGAAACTTTAATCATATGTGGTAATTCTTTAACACTAGTATCTTGTCCCCCTGCAGCATTTATAGCAATTTCCCAAGGTGTTTCTTGAGGTATATCATAAGTTAAAGATGTAATAAATCCTGGTTGTTCATATAAATAACCACCCATTGTTAATCTTACTAAATTTCCTCTCATATAACCAGCATTAGTATAATCTGGTGCTAATGTTGATGCTAAATAGTTTAACTTTTTATACATTGGTATTAATTCAGGTTTTGATTGTGCAAAACAAGTAAAAGACATATTAATACTTCTATTAAATCCTGTATAATTATATAAATCTTCTCCCCTTCCTGAGTATTTTACAGGGTCCCAACTAGCATTGTAACTATCACTAAATCCATCTATAAATGCTCTAAAATGCATATAAACCGCACTTCCATTAGCATCTGGTTCATTATTTATTGCTGCTATTCTAAACTTTACAAAATCATTAATTGCTAATGAAGTATTAGGTCCTTGACCATCATACATGGGCATAGCAGTTAATTTATCTAAAGCATATCCTTCTGTAGCAGGTATTCCATAATCAAATACATTTTTTGTATTATTTTTAGTATTAACTCTTCCTGGGTCTCCTCTATTTATTCTATTTGTAGCATTTTTTAATGCATAAGAGGGGGCTAATGATAAAACGCTACTTTCTGTAATTCCTTCACTTTCAATAATAGGAACTCTAAAATCTCTTATTCCCTGTCTTGCAGTTTGCCCATCCAATTGGGCTTGAGTCATAGTTTGGGTTTGATTATAATAAGCTGGACCTGTTGGGTCAGTTTTTAAATTAGAATCATAAACATTATTATTATATAATCTAAATCCACCTCCCCCTGATGGACTAAATTGGTCAAACATATTGCCTTCTGCTCCTGGAAAAGCATTAATATAAGCATAACTAACACTACTACCTTCTACAAAAATATTTTCTTTAACTGGTAGATTTGATTGAGGGAGAAAAACATTATAAAAATTAGGACCATCAGGATTAAAAAATCCTTTTTCTTGTAATTTAAAGTTTTTAAATGTAGATTGAGGAGTATTATTAGCTTCAATTTGACTTATATCATTTGCTTCTCCTACTTCTTGACCAGTTTCAAAATTAGCTGCTCCTGGATCTATTGAGAATGCATTAGATGCTCCTAATATAAATTTATTTATTTTATCTTCTTCATCAAGAAATTGTATTCCTTGAGAATCTGTATCTCCAAAATTTTTAAATACATTAAAATTATTATATTTTGATGTTGGGTTAAAGAAATTAGCTTCTTCTAGCTTATAATTTTTAAATGTTGACTGCGGAGTATTATTATTTTGTATATTACTAATATCTGTTAATTCTGCTAACTCTGCATCGCTTATAGAAGATGATGCTTGTGAAGATTGTAATATCTTTGTTAAACCATTTTCATAACTTATACTAGATGAAGATTGTGCTTCACCAAAGTTTTTAAATACATCAAAATTATTAGGACCATCTGGGTCAAAGAAATTAGCTTCTTCTAGCTTATAATTTTTAAAAGTAGATTGAGGAGTATTGTTATTTTGTATAGCATTAACGTCAGTTAATTCTTCTAATGTTTCATCGCTTATAGATGCTGATGCTTGTGAAGATTGTAATACTTGTGTTAAATTAGTCTCATAATTTATACTAGATGATGTTTGTGATTCACCAAAGTTTTTAAATACATTAAAGAAATTAGGACCATCAGGATTATTAAATCCAATATTAGTTAAATAAGCACTATCAATAGTAGAAGGTTGTGCATTTATATTTTGTAATGTAGCATCATCTGTAAATCCTTCTAATGATTCTTTTTCATTAGGAAATGCCATTTTTGCTTGAAAAGTAGCATTTAATTTTGTTTGAAAGTTTTTATATATAGAAGGAGAAGTAATTAAATATCTATCTTTTCCATAATCTCCTCCTAAAAAATATGAAGGGTCATTTGTAGCAGTTGCATTATTAATTCCAGTTCTTTGATCTGCAAAATTTATAGTAGTAGAACCTATTCCTAATATAGAACCAGGACCTCCTGTATATTCAATTAATTCTGGTTTGTCAAAAGTTATTTCTATTTTTTTATTGTAAAGCTCAACTAGTCTATTATTAAATCCATCTTCAGATGTGCTTACTGTTTTTGTTACTGTTTTTATAATAAATTCAGGTTCAGATGGTTGTTCTGATCCTAATATTAATGTATTTGGTATAACTGGAGAATTATAAACGTATTTTTCAAAACTTTGTTCTTTTGTTGAATAGTCTGCAAAATTATTATTTTTATTCATTGCAGCTGTGTAGGTAGTTAAACCTGCACCTGGAAATAATCCCCCACCATCACCTACATTTGCCATAGGATCTGATGGGTCTAAACCTAATAAATTTAAATGTGTTCCTGTAAATCCTACTGCTGCTTGAGCAAATGTACTTAAGGGTGTATATATCCCAGCATTAACAGCTCCACCACCTGTACCTTTTATAAAATCAGGTTGAGAAACACCTCCATAACCTATACCATATGATGCTTCTGTTTTTACTGCTGTTCGGGATAATAAATTTTGTTTAGCTATAAATTCAAAACCATTAGGTGATTTTGTATCAAACATCATTTGTGTAAGTCTACTTACATCCCTTGCTGCTTCTACAGGAGCCATAAATCCATCTCTTAATAAGAAATCAATTCCTGTTTTTGCAGGAAGATCTCCACCATCATTAAAGAGAGTTGGATTTGGATCGTTAACATTGACCCCAGGGATATCACGTTTGATATAAGGTTGGCCACTATTACCGTTATCATATCTATCGTTACCCCATTTAATCTTGTTAAGACTTGTTTTGGAGGTGATTAAAGGCATCTAACGAATATTAAAATGATCTATTTTCGGGTGCGTTGTTGCTGTATCTGTTAGTTTCACCTTGATATGCTTCTGCACTTTGACCCAATGCTGATGGGTTTGGAGGAGTATATCCTGCTTGTGCTAATCCAGCATTAGTATAAGGTGATGTTGTTATTACAGGATCTCCAATATTTGAATATTGGTTATGTAATAATGAATTACCTTGTACATTAATAGATGGATCTGTTAATGGATTTGCATTTGGCGATACGGGTACTGCTAATTGTGATCCATTAGTATCAAATATTGACTTAACTGATTCTGCTCTGTTGTTACTTGTTGGCATAATTTTTGGTTTTAAATTGTTTTATTATAAATATTAACCCATTCTAGAAGATTGCAATGCTAGTGTATGACCTACTTTACTTCCATCTAAATAAACATCTCCTCCGGATTTTACTACTTTTATTAATTCTTTTAATAATGTTGTTATTTCGTTTGTTCCTAAAACATTACCAGCTTGATTTAAAGGTATTATTGCTTCTGGGCCTGCTTCACCAACACCACCAATCATAGGTTGTGTTACAATCCCCCCTTCAGCAAACCAATTTCCAGGATTCCAATTTGATTCTTTAAATGAATCAACTGCTCCCCCTACTGCTTGTCCTACTGATGAGTCTGCTATTGATGAACCTATAGAACTTAATGTAGACATAGCATATTCACCTGCTTGGGATGCAATTTCTTTTGTTCCATTTGCTAATGAAGTTATTCCTTCCCCTGCAAATTTATTAAATTCAGTAAATCCTTCTGTAGCTGTTGTACCCCATTCTGATAACTGTTCACCTGCTGATGAGGCAAATGATGATATTGCTTCTTTTGCTCCAGCATCCCACTCAAGAAGTGTAGATCCTGCTGATGAAGCCCAACCACTAATAGAACTACCTGCTGATGAAGCCCAACCTGATATAGTATCTGCTGTACCTGAGGCAAAATCTGTAATTCCTTGTCTTAATGATGAATTTGGATCTGAAAATACTTTAAATCCTTCTGATACTGTTCCTACTACAGCTCCTACAGCAGCACCAACTGCTGTACCTACTACAGGTATTACTGAACCTATTGCTGCTCCAGTTAAAGCACCTCTACCAGCTGCCATACCTATACCTAAAGCTTCATCTCCAGCACTTCCTTTTTCTCCCCCCAACATTTCAGTAAACATAGAACCTTTTTCAGCTCCTCCTGTTAAAACACCTTGTACAGTTGCTTCTCCTTTTCCAATTCCTTCTTTTACTCCTGCTTCTTTTTGTTCACTAGCTGACATATCAGCTTGTGCTGATCCTGTAAATCCTCCAACTACTAAATCTGCTACAGCACCTATAGGACCTAATACTTTTGCTGCTTTTGTAATCCCTGATATTACTTTTGAGCCTCCTTTTGCTGCTAAATTAGTAGCTTTACCTACAACACTTGTAGGAGCTGCCCCTGCTGTTTTAGGAGCAAATGCTAATGGATTTGTATATTTAGAAGCCATAGCAAATGCTCTAGTATTACCTGATGCACCTGATTTAGCTATTTTGGCCATATTATTAGTACCAAAATTCTTTGTTAAATTACTAAATGAAGAAGGTATTACTTTAGACATTACTTGTGTAACGGGTTTTCCAATGCTAGTCATAATTTTATTAGTACCTAACTTACCAATACCATTATATAACATTTTACCAAATCTTCCTTTACCAAATGCTTTTAATCCAGCTCTTTGGAAAGTACGAGTTAATCCTCCTCCATTTTTACCTAAATATTTAAATATATTTCCTTTAAGACCTTTACCTAAATTAAAATCCATTCCACCCCCTCCTTGTTGGTTTACAACATAAACATAATTAGGATTAACTGGGGTTGCTCCTTGTTTTGTCATTGAAGAAAAAGCACTACTAAAGAATCCCATAATTCCTTTAGATGCTTTAGCTAATAAAACCCCACCAGCTGCTAATCCAGCTATCATTAACATTGTTTTTCCTGCTTTAGTTTGAAGAAAATTAGCTACAAAAGTTGCACCTTTTATTAACATAGGTCCTACTATTTTTGCAATGGGTTCTAATGCTGCTTTTAAAGATCTCATCATTCTTTCCATTGATCTATCAAAAGCAACAGCATCTTGGCCTTGTTTTACCATTTCAGCTGTTTTTTCTTTTTCCATTTTTAACTGTTTAGGTGACAGTTTAGATAATCTTTCTTGATTAGATAATGCTCCTCCTAATTTATCCATTGATATACCAGTTGCCTCTGAAAATGCTTGTTGAGCTAAAACATTACCTTTTAAGGCTGCAGCGTTTTCTTTTATTAATCTTTCTTCTTCTGCTGCTTGTGTTGCAACATCCCCGGTTAATGCAGCATATCTTAATTTATCTAAATTTAAATCTTTTTGTAAAAACATTTCTGCTTCTATTTCTTTAGCTATTGAACTTTCAAAATCTAAATGAGACTCAGCAGCAGCCGCTATTTCATCCATAGACATTCCTAATCTAGCAGCTGTATGAGCTGCTTTAACTAACCCATCTACTCCCCCTTTAACATTAAATCTAACTTTTCCACTAGATTGAGTTATTGCTTCCATTACAGCCCCCATATCAGAGGATGTATTTGATGCTTTATCTAATTCATTAACTGTATCTGCAACATTATCATAAATTTCATTAAAAGGTACTCCGGTTTGAGTAGCAATATTAAATAAACCAGTAGCTTGTTCTTTTGATAACCCCATATATAGAGTCATATCTTGAAATGTTCTAACGTTTTCTTTATTAAATTTTAATTGTACTCCTGCTGCTTTATTTAAAGTTATATAACCATCTACTAATTCATCAGTAAAATAAAATAATCCATCTGCACTAGCATCTCCAGCTTGATGGATTTGTTCTTTCATATATTGGGCATTTTTACCGGCTATACCTAAAGATTGGCCTACTTTATTTGTAAGTTTTAAAGTGTGATCAAATATACTTGCTAAAAATTGAACTGCTTTAACTAACATAGTTATAATAACAAGAGGATCGGATATTGCGTCATATAAGGCTTTTCCTAATCCCACTAATCCCGTACCCATTACTCTAAATTGATCTCCTAAGGTTGCTGCTTTATCCCCATTATTAGTTAATATAACAGCATGCTCATTCATTTCATTTTTAATATCGGTTAAAGGTTGGGATAAATCCCCAAAACCTATTTTTTCAGCAAAGCCTGCCATACCACTTATAGCTTTTCCTGTTAAACCTGTAGCTTTGTTAATGTTCTTTTGGGCGTTGACTGTAGCTTCTAAAGATTTATTAAATTTTTCTTGATGACCTACTTTTTCTTCTAAAGTTTGTGCTTCATCTTTAGCAAATGCTAATAATTCCTGAGCATCTGTTAATTCTTTACCTGTTAATTTTCCAGATTTTATTTGATTTTGGAGGGACTTTGTTTCTCTAGTTAATCTTTGAAATTCTAAATTAACTTTTGACTGTAGTGATCTTGTTTGTTTAACTGATGATTTTGTTAGATCATATTGTATGTCTGATAATTCTTCTGCAAAGTTTCGGATTTTTTTAAAACCCTTAGACATATTTTTTAAAGGGTTATCTATATTACCTAATTCCTTAGCAATATCATTAAATGATTCCTTTACACCATCTAGCCCTGTGTTTATTTCAAGGATATCAGCTCTAATACCCTTCATACTAGTTTCTACGGTTTTGGTAGCAGCTGCTACACTTCCATAGGATTTAACTAATTCTTTTGCATCTTTATCCTTAAAAGGAGAAATTCTATTTAGAGATTTATATTTTACCTCTAAATCAGCTAAAAGTTTATTAAGTTCTTGTAATTGTTTCTTATTAGCCATCTAAGCAATTTTGTTATAAATATTAAAAATTTATGCTTTTGTTGCTTTTGATGTAACAAAATCTGGTATTGATTGTTTTGGGGGTGGTGGAGTTTTTACAAATTTATCCATATACTTATTTCTTTGAGCGTTAGCTGGGTCTGATCTTTGAGCTTGTTTAAGTATATCTCTTCCTTTTTCTAAATCATTTGTAGAAGTTCCACTATTTTGTTTATTTTGTTCATCAAAATAGTCTTTAATTTTACTTAATGTAAAGTTTCTTAACCAAATAGGCATTTCATATACAGTATGCCAATCATACCCACCGTTACCATGAAATACTATATCATGGATTTGTGTAAATAAATTTTGTCGGTATTCTGCTGCTTGATTAGGCGTCAGGGAAAAAAAAATTTGCACCTATTGGAATGTCAATTACTTCAATTTCTCCGTTACTTAATTCTCGTTCAAACGAGAAATCTACATCGGGTTGAACATCTGCTATATAATCTCTAAGTGCTTTTGCATCTCTTGCTAAGAAATAATTATCAACAAAATCTCTAATGTCTTTTTTATCTTCATTACCATCTACTGATAATATCATATGTTTCATCCTAGTAGACATTTCAGGTACTACTGCTTTATTAAGTTTTTTTAATCCTCTTAATTCTGCCTCTACCTTTTTTTCAGTTTTATCAGTCATTAATTGAAATTCAATTAAATTTTCTCCATGAGGTGTTTGGAATGTAAATTTATTTTCTCCTTTAGTAAATAAAGATTCATCGAAATTTTTATTTTCTAAAGCAGCTAAATCAGCTGTGTAATCTTCACCTCCATATTTAAATTTATAATTAGCTCCATATCCTAATACACGTGATGCTATTAATAATGCATTTTTATCACCTACAATAAGATCCGATATATCTACACCTTCACTTACTACTAACGCTTCTAGTAATTTATCTACGATTATACCTTTTTGGATATATGCTTGATTTGTAATAATATCTTCTTCTTTTGCAGTCATATATTTCATTTCTATTACACCACTTGAAAGAGGATTATTAGAAGCATAAATAATTCCTTTAGAGGGTAAATCAACCATTTCTGTTGGAAATCTAAATTTAGGTTTACTAGGAATAGTAGGTGTTGGTATTGCTACCTTTGGAGTTTTTGATTTTGAATCCATATAAATTTTATTTGTTATAACTTAATTTCTTATTATACATATATAATATAAAAAAAAGCTTGACCAAAGCCAAGCTATTTTTAAAAGTATGTTGATTTTTTTTAGAAATTCAAGACGCAGTAATCCATTCCTATTGTCATATCAATATTTTGTGCAGTTCCATCTTCATCCCAGTTATAATCCCCGAATGAGGCATCTTTAATAAATGCACCTTTTATAATCCATTCAGATACTACATCACCTACTGGTCCTAATACATCAATAGTTAAATCTTTTTTATAAAAATCACTATATCCGTCTCTACCAGTTACTGATTCGTGGTGTAATCTTGTCCACTCCATTACTGCTTGAGCTCCTGAAGGTGTAATAGGATCAAATAATTGCATTGTAATGTCATTCCATCTTAATTTACCTTTTACTTTTCTATAAGTATTGATATGATTAAGTACAATTTCATCTTGTGCGAATCCCATTCCACTAACACCTTTAATAATATATGCTGGTATTCCAGCTACATACATAATGAATCTGTTAGCTACTTTAGGTTCAAATGCTGTGAAAAATATTTCGTTTGGGTTTAATACTGCCATTTTATTTCTTTTTTATTTTATTATAAATATTAATAATTTATTTTCTTATGATGGAAATGATGCTCCTGTTGGTAAAATGTTAAAGTCTAGGTAAATAAATTCAGCTGTTTTTGTTGGCTGTAAGTATATAGCACCTACCATTTGATTTCTATCAACTACATCGGGTCCATTATTTGAAGCATCCATTACAACTTTAAACGCGTATAAACCTTGTCTTTGTTGTACTGATTCTAGATATGGGTTTACTTGAGCTAAGAAGTTATTTCTTGTTGCTGCTGTATTTTGTTCAAATACTAAATTATCTGCAATTTGTGAAATGTAAGATTTAAGTTCAATTAATAACCTTCTAACATTTACTCTATCTAATGCTGATGCTTGAGATTGTAATGTTTTTTGTCCAAATACTACAACTCCTCTTCCTGGGAATGTTGCTATTGGGTTTACTTTTCCAGTATATAAATCATCTCTATTAGTTTGAGTTAATTTTCTTTCTGCTTGTACTACTGTAGATAAACCACCTCTATTAATTCCGGCAGGTGCGAACCATGCCTCAGCTGCTTTATCGTTATACGCATATACTCCAGGCATTAACGCTGATGCTGGGCACCATACTAATTGTGCTGAATCTGGGTCTGTTATTTGAACCCATGGCCAATAAGTTGCTGCATATGAATTATCAACTGCTGCTGCTCCTCCTATTATATTTGTAATACTTGAGTTATATGCTACTAAATCCATTATTAAAATTGCATCTCCTCTACTTTGTACATTACTTAATGCTAATGTAAGTGGAGTTGACATCATGGAAGCTGCTTTATATAATCCTGGGGCTGTTAAGATGTTAAAACTATAATCATCTTTATTTGCTAATAAGTTGAATGCCGTTTGGTATCCTGTGTTTGTTTGACCCATTCCTCCATCTACTGTTGAATCTAATCCTTGAGTATCTGAATCTGTTATTTTTTCATAATATCCTATACCTGCTTTTCCACCAATATTATTTCCAGTTGCTCCTGAAAATGAACCACTACCAGCTGCTGGAATAGATCCTGTGTATTGATCTTTTGCAATTCCACTATTATCAAAATAATCTGGAGTTTTTAAATCTACTGATTTAACTCTTACATATCTTGAAGCGTTTCTATAAGATCCTGTAGATTGTAAATACGGTTCAGCAGTTGTTCCATCTTTTAATGTTTCTGTCATGTCCCCAACAATTCTAGCTACGTAGTTAGATTGTTTTGGATCTAATGAAACATTTGGGAAAACTTCTAATATTGACTTAGATTTTGAATTATCATTACCTTGTCTAACTATTAAACTAAATACACCTGATCCTGTATTTGGTGCTTGAACTTCCCATCTAACATTTTGTGCTGATCCACTTGCTAATGCTCCATTTGCATTTTCTGGGCCTACACTATTCATTATATCACCTTCTGCTATTGTTTCTAATGTTAATACATTTTGAGCTACTAAATCATCAGCTACTAGTGTGTAAGATAAATCTGTACCACCACCAATTAATCCATTAGCTACTGTTACTACATCATTAATTGCATATCCTGATCCTGCTGCTATAACTGTTGCATCTTCTGCTTCAACTATTAATTCTGATGTTTGGACTGGGAATGATAAATCTGCTGATGGAGATCCTATACCGGCTAATGCTACTGTTACTACATCCCCATTAGCATATCCTGATCCGGCTGATGCTGCTGTAACTGATGTAATTGTAGTAGTTAAATTAGGTTGAGTAAATGTTGCTGTTGCTGAACCTCCTAATGCTCCTGAATATCCTGTAAGTGAATTAATAGATGCTGCTGTTATTGTAAGTACCGAAGTAGCAGTATAACCTGTTCCACCAGATACAAGTTGAACACCTGTTAAAACACCTGCTCCACTAGCTCCACTAAAAGTTAATTGTACAACTCCACCTGATCCACCGTTGGCAACTGAAGCCCCACCTGTAACTAAATCAGCTACATTTATATTAGCTTGAGCTGGGAATGTAACATCTGTAATATTTGTTCCTGCTGTTGTTATTGTTGATGCAAAAAATGCATCTCCTGTTGCAGTAATAACTTCTACTGTTAAACCTGAACCACCTGCGGGTAATACTGATGTTGCTACATTATCAAATGTTCCAACTGAAGTTGCTCCATTTCTTCCGCCTGTAAGAGCACCGCCCATTACTTGATTATCAGCAATTTTACCAGATTTAACTCCTTTAACTACTGTTAAGGTTAAACCTGATCCATTATTAGGAACTACTGTAGTTGCTTCACCAACATAAGTATCTGCTGTTCCTCCTACACCACCTGCTGTAAACGATCCTGATATATTTCTTCCTACTTCTAAAGCTCCACTTTCATCTTCTATAGCTCCAATATTACTTGAAACTGCTGGTGCCCATGATCCTGAAGCAACTCTAGTTACAAGTAATGATGTACCACCATTATTAAAGTAGTTATAAGCTGAAATAGAAGTAAAATAAGTGTATGTATCTGATCCACTTGTAAAGGTACTTCCATAATTAGCTAAATATTCTGAGTAACTAGTAACAAGTTTAGGTATGTTTACTCTTCCTAATACTGTAGGACCTACAATAGCCGCACCTGCTTGAATAGGTTGTGACGTTATTTGCGATTGGTCGTTTTCTCTTGCTAATACTCCTGGGGAAATTAATGTTTCTGCCATTTTATGTTATTTTTATGATAAATATACTAAATTTTTTCAAAAGCCTATTTACTTGGTAAAAATTCACCTGTTTCTAAAGAAATACTTCCTTGACCATATTTTTCTTCTAACTTTTTGGCAAGTTCTCCTTCTTTTTGTTGTAATTTTAATAAACTAGACTTCAATTGTTCTTTTTTTATTTGAATGTTATAATGTTGCATTTCTACAACTCCTGAAACTTCTGTTAAATTGCTAAATGTTTCTTTTAATTCTTTTAGTTCAGAAATTTCTTCTTCTGTCAAAACTTTTTTTTCACTCATTTTTTAATTTTTTTACGGTTATACATATTAATTATTTTTTTAAAAATTCACTTTTAAGAGAGTACTGATGACTGAATTGTTTCTATTGTAATTAACCCAACCCATTTGGTTTGAGTTGTATCTGAATTCTCTACTTGAATATTTAAATTAGCAAATTCCAAAAAACTCCCACCACTAAAATTAAAGGTAATAGTTGCATTTAAATAATTAGCTAATGTTCTCATTTTTTCTAAGGTGCTTATGTCTAAAGCAGTACCAGACCAATAAGGGGTTCCAATTCCTTTCCAACTAATCAAAATTGATCTCTCCATTCTGACCATACGAGCACCACTAGTACTACCATCAGTACCTAAACATGTAAAAGTTATACAATATATCCCATTATCTGCAGGCATATTAGAAGCATTTAATGTAAATGCTGTTACTGCTGTTGCAGAATTAGTTTCAATTGCTTTACTTCTTATTACTGTTTTTCTAAAATCAGTTGCTGTTACAGTTGGATTAAAATTTGTATAAGTTTGCATATTTGTTAAAGAAGATGGATTAGTTGCTCCATCTAGTATTAACTGACCATTTGGCAAAGTAACATCACCAGAAGCTGATAGTTCTATGTTAGTAAAAGTACTACTACCACCCCCACCAGCACTTAAGGCTAATTTAGAAGTTGAGTCACTATTATAATTACCTATATATGCTGTATTATTTCTATTAAATGCTAAATCATTAGCACCTAAAGATGAAGATGGTAAATTTGATCCAATAGTTCCATTTGGTCCTACTACTAATTCTCTAGTACTAGAAGCACCTGATGATCCTGAAAGTCTTATTTTACCCTGAACCTCTAATCCATTTGTAACGAAAAAGGTACCTGTTTCTGCTTTTATAATTTGTTCACCTTGATCAAATGTAAAATATTCCCCCGAGTTCACCCCTCCAAAATACAACAAACCTTCATCTGCTGCAACTGATCCACTTAAAACTATACTATAATCATTTGAACCTATATCTTTTATAGAAATTCCAGATAGATCAGATACTTTTAAAGCATCATATGATCCTGTTAATGATGCTATTGTTGATGTTGAATTTACTTGTTGTGAAACTGAATCAAAAAAATCAATATTTGTTGATTTAACATATGATGCTGTTGAAGCAGTTTCTATGTAAGTAGCATATGATGCTGTTCCGTGTATATTTTCACCTGCTGCACTAGCTGATATAATACCTGCTCTTAGTGAGCTACCACTTACTCTCCCTGCTGCTTGTAATGAACCTGCATCTAAAGGATTTAATAAAGCTGTTGTACTTGATCCTAAACCTACACCTACACTGTCACCAACAGCATATAAAGTATAACTAACTGTGTTTTTTCCAATTATAAAAGGAGTTAAAGCTGATCCTGCTGCATCTTGTACTATTTGAAAATTATCACTGGGAGATGATGATCCATAAGCACCTAAATCATATGATACATCACTATTTGAAAATCTTATTCTAGCATTATCTGTACCAGCATTTCCTTCAAGCAAAACAATTGGATCACCTCCAGCTGCTGTATCTTTAATGTGTAACATTGTGGGAGCTGTTGGAGCTACTACTCCTAACCCTAGTGAAGTAAATTGTCCTGAAAATTCATTGACAAATGAACCAGTCATTAATAATGAACCTGTTAAATTTAAAGAACCTGATATTGTTATATCGTATCCACTACCATTTACTGGGACCTTAGTAAAAGCATTTACAATTTGTGTGATTTCTGATGCTTCAACTATTTGTCCATCTACTATTCCTGTATTTGAAAGATTTTGATGAGCCATATTGTTAAATTAATTTTATTATAAATATCAAATAATTATTGTTTATTATTTAGTTGCTATACCATTTTCTACATCAACACTATAAGCTACATAGAAAGTATCTCTACCCGCCTCACCATCTTCAACAATTGATTCTGGTTCAAAACCAACATATATGAAATCTCCTCCACCTATTCCTTCAGCTACATTAATAGTACCTCCATCACAGCAACTATATCTTCCACTACTTACTCCCCATCCTAAAGAAGTTGTGGCTGATTGAGCTCCTTTTTCACTTACAAAACAACTAGCTTGAGTAAGCCATACTTTTCCAGAATAAGTAGTTGATCCAGCATTTAAAGGAGATACTGATATGTAAATTCTAAATCTACGATTATAACCTTCTCCTGTTTCTCCTTGAGAAAATAATTCTGGGATTTTAACTCCATATCTTGCTTGTTCAGTTGCTAAAATGGTTGTTCCTGATCCTGCAAATATTGTTGATGTACCAACTTTATCCCAACTTTCACTATTCCACGTTCCCTTACTTCCCCCAGCATAAATTGTACTTCCTCCTTGTACTACTCCTGTAAAGAATGAATGTTCTACTACTCGTGTCCAAGCTGTATTTCCTCCACCACTACCGGTTCCAGATGTACCTGATGAACCTGATGTACCCGAAGATCCTGAAGATCCTGATCCCCCCTGTTTACCTGATGAACCTGATGAACCTGAAGAACCTGAAGCACCTGATGATCCTGATGATCCTGGTAAACCATTTGCACCTGAAGTACCTGATGAACCTGATGATCCTGGTAAACCATTTGCACCTGAAGTACCTGATGATCCTGATGAACCATTACTTGATGTACCTGAAGATCCTGATGAACCTGGATTACCATTTCCACCTGAAGTACCTGATGATCCTGATGAGCCATTGCTTGAAGTACCTGATGAACCTGAAGATCCATTACTTGATGTACCTGATGAACCTGATGAGCCATTACTTGATGTACCTGATGAACCTGATGAGCCATTACTTGATGTACCTGATGAACCTGAAGATCCGTTACTTGATGTACCTGAAGATCCACTTGAACCATCTTCACCTGTATCACCTGTTTTACCTGATGAACCACTTGAACCTGAAACACCTGATGATCCACTTGAACCTGAAGCACCTGATGATCCTGATGAACCTGTTTTACCTGAAGATCCTGAAGAACCTGAAGCACCTGATGAACCTGAAGAACCTGAAGCACCTGATGATCCTGATGAACCTGATTTACCTGAAGAACCACTTGAACCATCTTCACCTGTATCACCTGTTTTACCTGATGAACCACTTGAGCCTGAAGCACCACTTGAACCTGATGAGCCATCTGTACCTGAAGTACCTGATGAACCTGAAGATCCGTTACTTGATGTACCTGATGATCCTGATGAACCATTGCTTGATGTACCGCTTGAACCTGAAGATCCGTTGCTTGATGTACCTGATGAACCTGAAGATCCGTTACTTGATGTACCTGAAGAACCACTTGAACCATCTTCACCTGTATCACCTGTTTTACCTGATGAACCACTTGAACCTGAAGCACCTGATGATCCTGATGAACCATTGCTTGAAGTACCTGATGAACCTGAAGATCCGTTACTTGATGTACCTGAAGATCCTGATGAACCTGTTACACCTGATGAACCTGATGAGCCATTACTTGATGTACCTGATGAACCTGATGAGCCATTACTTGATGTACCTGATGAACCTGAAGATCCGTTACTTGATGTACCTGAAGATCCACTTGAACCATCTTCACCTGTATCACCTGTTTTACCTGATGAACCACTTGAACCTGAAACACCTGATGATCCACTTGAACCTGAAGCACCTGATGATCCTGATGAACCTGTTTTACCTGAAGATCCTGAAGAACCTGAAGCACCTGATGAACCTGAAGAACCTGAAGCACCTGATGATCCTGATGAACCTGATTTACCTGAAGAACCACTTGAACCATCTTCACCTGTATCACCTGTTTTACCTGATGAACCACTTGAACCTGAAGCACCACTTGAACCTGATGTACCTGAGGATCCTGAAGTACCTGAAGAACCACTTGAACCTGAAGCACCACTTGAACCTGATGTACCTGATGATCCTGAAGAGCCATTACTTGAAGTACCTGATGAACCTGAAGATCCATTGCTTGAAGTACCTGATGAACCTGAAGAGCCATTACTTGATGTACCTGATGAACCTGAAGATCCATTACTTGATGTACCACTTGAACCTGAAGATCCGTTACTTGATGTACCTGATGATCCTGATGAGCCATTGCTTGATGTACCACTTGAACCTGAAGAACCTGATGATACATAACCACAAATTAAAAAATTCTGTCCTGTTGATGGTGTTGGAATATTTGAAAAAGTTCCTGATTGATAATCTATTGCTACAATATCTCCCGATACTCCTACTAATTCATAAATTGCAGTACCCGTAAAGGTTGTTCCACCTGTGTTTGCTGGTCCTAATGTAATAGTATCACCTATATTTAAATTCTGAAGTGATAGTATTTGTGGAGCTGTTGCTGAAAAACATTGAATCTGAGTTATATTACCTGCAGTTAATGTAGTATTGTTACTACTATCTAAAAAGTCTACTTGATCATCATTAGTTACATTATTAGGTGTATATTTACCTGTTTGACAATTACTTCCATCATCACCTGAAGTACCTGATGAACCACTTGAACCTGAAGCACCACTTGAACCTGATGTACCTGAAGATCCTGAAGTACCTGATGAACCACTTGAACCTGAAGCACCACTTGAACCTGATGTACCTGAAGATCCTGAAGAACCTGAAGCACCACTTGATCCTGATGAGCCATCTGCACCTGAAGTACCTGATGAACCACTTGAGCCTGAAGCACCACTTGAACCTGATGTACCTGAAGATCCTGAAGAACCTGAAGCACCACTTGAACCTGATGAGCCTGATTCACCACTTGAACCTGAAGTACCTGATGAGCCACTTGAGCCTGATTCACCACTTGAACCTGAAGTACCTGAAGATCCTGAAGAACCTGAGGCACCACTTGAACCCGATGAGCCATTACTTGATGTACCTGATGAACCTGATGAACCTGATGATGTAAAGGCACAAATAGTAAAAATATCTCCGTTACTAACTGATCCAAAACTGCCAGTACCACTATAATCTATATCTACTACACCCGTACCTGTAGTGCTTATTAACTCATACTGTACTCCATTACCATTTGCATCTGTTAATGTAACTACATCACCAGCATTTAAAGCATTTAATAATATAAAAGTTGGATTGGTGTTATTAATAAATCTTAATGATACAACATTACTAGCTGTTGTAGTACTAGCATTTCCAGAATCTAACATATTAAATTCCCCAGAGCTTGGTGTATTAGTAGAAAATTCAGTCAATTGACAATTACCATCTACACCACTTGTACCAGAAGAGCCACTTGTACCAGAAGAGCCACTTGTACCAGAAGAGCCACTTGTACCAGAAGAGCCACTTGTACCAGAAGATCCACTTGAACCTGAAGCACCACTTGAACCTGATGTACCTGAAGATCCTGAAGAACCTGAAGCACCACTTGATCCTGATGAGCCATCTTTACCTGAAGTACCTGATGAACCACTTGAACCTGGTT